TCAAATCTCTTGTAGGAACAGAGCTAGAAAGCTCTATCTCGAGAAAGATAATCTTCAAGAGTGAAATCCTTAACGGGGTTAGAATTCTAAATCCGATTAACTTCGAGTCTATGACGGACATAGAAGAACTTAAGGTTCGCTGGGAAGAAACTCTTCCTTCAAAAAAGAAGAAGAAATACAAGAGATATAGAATAGAAATATCTAAAGACCAAGCCTTCATTAATCAAGCTATTGAGACTTACGTCGACGTAGATGGTGAGAACTATGAGATGGTGTTCAACGAGTTTTCCCTAGGACAGTTCTTCATGCGAATGCGTGTAGAAGATAATGACCAGTATGGACCTTGGTCTGAGATAATTTCTTTCACGATAAAATCTTCTAAACAAGTAAAAGACCCTACGATTATAGAGAACGAACCTGAGACAGAACGTCCAGAACTTCCTACTATCGTAGATTATACGAAACAGATAAAAGAAAAAGATGAGAAAGAAAAGAATCCGCCGCCCGAGCCTCCTGTTAAGATTGAGTCTGAGCAGTTAATCTTTAATGACCTTCCTCAGTATCTTACTTTCATCTGTTCTGGACAAGTAGATGATACTAACGCAACTGTAGAAGTTTGGAGGGAAGAATTCTGATGAAAGAAAAAGTCAAAGGAGTTCTTTCTCTCTCTCCAGATGCGAAAACTATAACCGTTGGTACAGACCCTGCCCTAAAAGCTAACTATAGATACTATGTTACGATTAAAGGGCTCAAGACTCTAGATGGTAAACCTCTTGATGATATCAGTGCTACATTTAGAATGCCTTATTCGCCGCTCTACTGTTCTCTTAATTCTCTTAAGATGATAGTAGATGCGTTTAAGATTCCTGAAGAGAATATGCTTTCTTATATAAGAGAAGCTTCTAAGTACGCTGATTATATTGCTCAGGTACAGGGAGTAGAAGTAACGGATGACAACGGTAAAATTAAGTTCTCTGTAGAGCAATTTACAAGAGTAAAAGCCACTATGGATTGTATCCTTAAGGGTTATATGGAAAGAACTTATTCGGGCGCCGGCGCCAAATATACTCTTGACGTTGCCACCTTCCAAGACTCTCTTAATAGTGGAGCCTTTAAGAACCTTCTCGCGGACCTCGCGAAAGAACTTCTTAAATGGCAAGATGCGATTAGAGGTTACTTCAATGAAGGGCGCGCCAAACCGAAAGCTACACGCGTCGGTATCAAAATGTCTGAGAACTCTGAAGTCGCACAAACCACGGTTGATAATATCCTTAACGATATTTCGCGGCAAGTGCCGATGTTCTCATAAGGCGGTGAGTTAAATATCTCACTGGTTTGATGATAACGTCAAGAAGCCGATAACACTATTCTCTCATCCCTTCTGGATAATTTGTCTAGAAAAAGAGATATGCCCTTGTGTTAATCACGTTACGAAGCAACCCAAAAAAGATTGTCTTCGTTGTCTTGGCACTGGACATAAGATAGCTCTTTTCAGAGTTAAGGGTGCGCATCAGAACCATCTTAACCTTGCATTTAGAGGTGAAGGAGTCGGATTCTCGGAGAAAGATATCGTGACGACTTACTACACTTATGATAAGACCCCCGTTAAACCACGAGATATTATTGTAGACGGTGTAGATATAGATGTCGTAGAAGATGTCTTTTATGAGCGTTCTGACCAACAGAAGATAGTCTACTGGAGAATAGAGACGGCTCCTTATAAGATGAACAAAGATATTTTTCGCGCCACTCTTCTTAAACTCTTCGAGAAAGCAGGGGTAACAGATGGCTGAAGACATACTCGTCAACAAAAATAAAACCTTGCTTATTATCGGGAAAGCCACAAAGAATTGGGCGCCGAAAGAAATCGTTCTAGCTTATGATGAAGAAGAAGTAAAAAAGAATTATAAAGGCGGCGACCTCGTAGATGCTTACTTAAGAGCGAACGAAGCGGGAGTAACCGATATCTTCTTGATGAACATTCAGAAAGACTCTGATTACTTCGATATCCTTGATACTCTAAAAGACAACGATTTTGCATATGTTGTCTTCTCTTCTCTCTATCTTTCTGATACGTTTCATGACGTCGTAGATTCTCATAAGAGAATACATAATTTCTTCGCGTACTTCCTAGGATACATTTCTTCTTCAAATAACTCTACGTTCGTCGTAACGGATAAACATGCTTCTCTCTATGAAGATATCGATGCTTATCTAGATGACATGCGTTCCATCAAGAAGACCTTTCTGTCTCATTGCTCTGGGCGCGCGAAGCTCAATAACATCATCTTCGTTATAAATAATCTCAAGGGAAATAAGTTCGCCAACGTGGACCTTGCGGCCTCCCTGGTAATAAGCGACTTGAATGAATATCCTCACTATCCATTTAACGATACGGTCTTTCATATAGACCCGTGGGATAATCCGGAAGATATCGCTTACTTCAGAGATAACATTACAAGAGAAACTACGATAGAGAATCTCGTTAATCTATCTCAGGATACTACTCCCGAGAAAGTAGTGTTCATAGATAGAATTATAAAGGCTCTTAAGAGAGAGGTAGACTTTCAAGAGTTTAAGGGTAGATTCTATTCTGAATATCAGAAACTTCTCTTAAACCAAAAGCTAGACCAATATCTCTCTTCTCTTGTTGGCTACACCCTACGAGATTATAACATAGACTCCATAGAAGCGTTTAAAGATGGCCCGGCTGCAATTCAGCTCGTCGCGCGCCTTTCCCTTTATCCTATAAACTGTTTAGAAGTTTGCTCTTTAAATCTGGAGATAGAATTATAGTATGAGTGCTAGAGAACTTGAATTCCTTCTCTCAGAAAAAGAGAAGAACAACTTTAATATACTTAATAAACCTTCCGAAAAGAAAACAGAACGTCTCACTTCTGAGAAGTCTGCTACGATAGATGATTTCATCGTGATGCTATCAACTCTCGTAACGAAGGCTCTCAAGAAACAAGACGTCGAATTTAAACCTGATGAAGGTATTCGTCTTCAGGCAGACCAAGTAGAAGAACTTAAACATCCGTACATCTTCTTCAAAATAGTCTCTTGTAGTCCGACAATGGAAATTACTCCCCGGGTTAGGGAGGTCGGCCTGCGAGAGAATCTTACTCCCTCTCCGAACAATAAAATTTCGCAGAGGTTTAAAGATGAGTACGGACAATGGTTTGACTACGAAATTCAATTTGACATTCTTGCTCCCGGTTATGAACAAGCTCAGAGAACGATGATAGACCTAGAGGACATCATCTTCACGTATACTGACCATTTTATGAAAAACGGAGTTAAGAAAATTCTCTTTTCCGGAAGATTCACTGATAGAAACCTAGACCAGTACAGACAGAAATGTTCAGTACGAAGTCTCAGATACAACGTTAAGATAGATAAGGTCTTCAATCGCTATCACACTGAGATTGAAAATATCGCGGTCCGTTGAAGACCTGTCGATGACCATATCAATAAATTATATTAATATAATCTATTTTACAAAGGAGGAACAGTATTGGGCGTTTTTGATGACGAAATCCACCTCCCTGGAGTAATTACGCAGGTCGAGGCCGACTACTCCTACGGCTACGACAGCTCGCTCTTTGGGACCACGGATTCAGTAGTCATTATCGGCACAGCCTTCAATGGGCCTGTCGGTCAGATTACGCCGGTATACTCAGTTGAGCATGCTGTCTACGTGTTCGGAGAGGCTTACTCTTCGTTGCGTCGTCAGGAGGCTACACTGGTTGCTGGTGTACAAGATGCCTGGGCTCGTGGATGTCGCACGATTTACTGTGTGCGTATCGGCGGCCGAGAAATGTACAAGGATTTCGACTTTAAGATTGAGACGGGGTATCGCCTCCGCGTATCGTCTCAGTTCCCGTCGAATCAGGGCAAAGAGTGCTACATGCTCTATGATGACAGAGCAGGTGCAGAGAAGATTACGTTCTACAAGCCCTCGTCCCGCGCTACGATTGCTGAGAAGCGTCGCGGCCTGACGACTGCTTCTGGAACGATGATGAAGACGTCGATTAACCTCGCCGCAGACAATGGTCTCACTGCTGAGACACGTCTGACTGACCTGATTAATCTCTTCAATCGCAATACCTTCAACAATGCACTGAAGCTGTCCATCGTCGATAAGGATGGCAATGACGTCACTCTTTCCACGGAGGTTTATGACCTTCGAATCGGTTCCCTCTACCCCGGTGTTTACTTCATTGGCCGTTCGCATACTAATGACAAGGCGAACATCGTAACGAAGAAGGACTTCCGCCTTACAAAGAGCGACCCGGTCGCAGGTACGACTAACGCTCCTTATAAGGATTACACCGGTAAGTACTTCAACGTTCTCCAGTATAATACGGACGTTACCCAGCCGCTTCCGATTTACGACGTCTCGATGTCGAATCTCCGTGAGCGCATTAAGGGTGCTGGCGTCGTTATGCTTGAGGATTGGGACTTCCTTAACACGGAAGACCTCACAGACCGTGTCTTCATTCCGAACGACGAGGACTACGAGGAAATCGACCTCAACGAGTTTGAGATTTACAAACGCCTCGGTTCCGGCTTCGCGATTACGGCTCAGGCTATTCGTCGTGTAGACAGCCATGGTGTTGAGCGCGCTCCTCGTATTAAGGAGACGGACTCTAAAGACGTTAACCGTATTCAGACGATTGAAGACGGTATCTATTCCATGCTCCAGGATGCGAACATCAAGTATCGTGTTTTGACTGGTGTTAACGCTGAAGATACGATTGTCGGCAAGCTCCCGCGCGCCAAGGACTTCCGTATCGTTGTTGCGAAAGATAAAAATATCCTGAATGGCGACTTCTCTATTAAGGCTAAGGTTGACAAACATGGTCTTGAGCACGCTACCAAGTACAAGATTAGCTTTGAGGATTCCTCGAATGACACCGCTATTAATACGGATGATATCTATCAGGATAAGGTCTTCAAGGTTATCGGCGGCGTTACTCTCGCTAACAAGGATAAAGTCAAGGCTGAAGATTATGCTAACGGAACTCTCGTAGCAATTGATGATGAAGTTTATCGTGTCGGAGACAAGAAGCTTGAGAAGGCTGGCAACTCCCTCATCGGTGACATTCTCATCGTTAACCACGAACTTAAGAAAGTCAATAACGCTGGTAAACTTGTCGCAGCAATTGCTACGGATTATGACTCGAAGCATTATGTCCTCGCTTCTATCGTCGACAACATCTTCGTCTACGATGTCTCGACTTCGCCAGTTAAGAATGTTGGTGACCTCACCTCGATTCTCTCGACAGCTGAAGACAAGTTCACGGTTGTTGCGGAGAACATCTCGACGCCGGATTACGTCAACGAGGTTAAGATTCGTTCGAACATGTTTGATACGACGACGGTCTCTGAGCTCGCTGAGATGCTCAACTCACATCCAATTTTCGGCCGCCTCTTCTCCGTGAAGCTGACGACTGATGGCTCTATTGAGAAGGATGACTTCGTCACCTCCGCCGAGAAAGCCAAGTTCGCTTTCGCTGGTGTGTCCGGCACGGTTCATGTTCCGGCTCATACTGAGACGAAGAAATTCTCTGAGGTTGCCACAGCTGACCAACAGTACATCCAGGGTAGCCCGCCGTCGACTCCTCCGAATAACGGCAACTGGCTCCCGGATGATATGGTCACGGTTAACTATCCTGACCAGACGAAGACGATTTCCTCGTCTACTGAGGTTGTTGAACTGGAAGACCGCGAGGGTACGTATGACTACTCCCTCTACATTCCGTATCGCACGACGGATAACTTCCTCCGCCAGCTCGCACAGCACTGCCAGTACACGGAATTGAAGACGGCTCCGACTCATGGTGTCATGGGCACGCAGCGTCTCGTTTCGACGGGTATCACCTCTGTCGCGAACAAGG